GCCTGGTATTGCATTAGCAAAACTTGATATTGGGCCTGTAATAGTTTTTGCCAAATCTTTAACCCCCTCACCAACATCTTGCCTGATAACCTCTCCTACTCCTTGAGTAAGTTTAGTAGTATCATTTTTAGCAGATTTTGTTGAATCAGCGACCGTCTTAGAAAGGTTATCAACCTTCTGATTGGTTTTCTTCATTTCATTGGTAAGGTCTTTAAAGTCTGACATTTATTTACTTCTTTTTATCTGAATATGCATTGGCACCAAAGAAACCCATTACAATTGCAGCGACTGAAACAAAGTATGTTGCAGCCATGTCACCAAGTATTTTTGATGCACCATCTAGTCCAACCCAATTTGCAATTACAACTGCAAAAGGATATAGTAGCATGCCGAACAAGGAGAACCATGCCATATTACGCATAGCATCTCTTCTCGCATCAGCATCCTCAAGTTCTTTTCTTTTAAATTCCATGTTCATCTCATATTCTTCTTGGGAGATGTGTCCATCTCCATTCAAATCTCTTTTTGCAACCTCTGGATCAACGGTTACTGTTTTCTTCTCTTCCTCTGCCATAGTTCTCTCCTATGAGATTATTTATTGTGTTTTCGGTTCGCCGCACGTTGACGTTCCTTCATCTCTTGTTCTTCTAGATACTGTAGCAGTAAAGAAATGTATACTTCCCTCTCCCACGGCATCCAATTTTCAATCTCAGTTAAAGAGAACTGATGATGTTTCATCAGAGCGAAATTCGTCTTGAAATAATTCTCAAGAGAATTGTGGGAGAGGGCTATTAGAAAAAAGAAGCCATCCCTTCCAATACAATATCACTCTGAACACCAGTTTTGGGGTTCTTAACTTTAACTGTCTTTTTCACTCTAGGCATAGTCGCAAAGAACTGTTGCATTTCCTCAAATTGAGAATGACTCATAGACTCAATAAACTCATCTAGTTCTTTTTCTTCCATGTCTTTTCTATCATAGACATTTTCGCTGTCATATATTTGTCCGATACATGATTTAATTACATCAAATGCTTTTGAAGCATCTTCTGCTATATTTCCTGCTTTTTCCATCACATCAACTTGTGGATATTTCATAACTACACCAACACCATTTCCAAGTTCGATTGTAGTTTTATGTTCCACATTTCTAACGCACTCAATTTCAGATAGGTTAATATCAATCTGAACTTTTGTTTCGTTATCGTCTGGACAGGTGACGCTTACTTTTGTTGATTCCCCTACAGACTTTGCTCTAAGTTGTAGAAAAATATATTCTAAATCAAAGAACGGAAGTTCTGATGCTTCAACCTTTCCAAATGTGCAATTAGTAATAATGTCCTTGATTGCACGAATTTGATCCTTTGTGTCACCAGTTTGTTGTGACATAAGAAGAAGTTTTTCCTCTTTTACTAGGAAAGGACGGTATTCAACTTTGTCACCAGTTGATGGTATCGTCAATTCATATTTCGCCGCAGCGAGTTTTGGTAATGCCATGATTATCTCCTATTTACATTACAATTTAAAAACCACCAAATCCACCAATACCCAAATTACCAAGAGGGTTAGTAGATTTAGTAATACCTTTAAAGAAGTTCCTAAATGCGGCAACTTTGTTACCGAATTGAACTACTTGATTTCTTGCTTCTAGAGCTTGATTTACTGCTCTTCCAGCATCTTCAAACATTCCTTTTTCTCTGCCAGGGAAATTATCCACATGTGCAGTTCCAGTAGGACGATTTTGTGGTGGGAAACTATCTTTTATTACTCTTCCAAGTCCAGTTCTTGTTCTGGTTATAGTCTTTGGACTATATTCTGGATATTCTCTATATGCACCAGAAATATAATCTACTTCTAAGGGCACCCATTCCCTAAAGGTAAACCCAATAGTTGTTTTTACCAATTCATTACTACTTGCATTGCTCATCTCTATTGCACCAATAGTTTTTGGATAAACATCTTTGAGGATAATCCCTGCTGAGGTTTTACCTTGTTCGTCAATTTGGAATACCATAACTTGTCCAATGTAGTCATTATAGTATGACACATTGTATGTGGTTGGACTAACAATCATATCTTGCCATGAATTGAAAATCCATCTTTGTTCATGATTGTTTTGTAGAAGAAATGTCATGCTGACTTCTTCACCATAAGTCAACCCTTGAGCAATTTCGTAAGTTGGGCCATATGTATTTTCGTTTGTAACTGTTCTAATATTCTTGCCTGGAAAAGAAACAGATTCTAATCGAATATTTAAATTTTTCTGTCTTTCATAAGAAACCTGTAATGCAGTAGGTAGGTTAAATATCGTTTCAAAACGATTAGCCCTTGCATTACCTTTTGCTAATGAAGCGGTAAATTGATTAAAATCATACAGTGCCATTATACTGGTCTCCTAGCGGCATTCGCCATTCTTCTTGAATCTGCATAGACTTTTGTTTCAGTTGCCCTTACAAACTTCTGCACTGGTAACAACACTGCTACCATCATCTCTTCTGCATCAATTCTACGGAAGGGTGTTCTAACATGTTCACGAAGATATCTTTTAATTGTTGGACGCACCATAGGGTTTCTTTTAATTCTATTCCATGTCAATCGAATTCTTGTATTCTCATCCATTGGGCCATCTGCATATTCAGACATTACATTAAGTAACTTGATACGCATAGGGATAGAAAGATAATGAAAGTTCAATCCCATGAATGCCCCTCTTTGTTCTCTTATTGGTTCGATTGGTAGTATTAAAGGAAACCTGTCATAATAAGGTAAAACATTTTTATCATCTTTATATTTAGGGTCATACATGAAGAAGTTCATCACCCCATATGTTGGGCGTGATGTAACATAACCCTCACGCACAAGTTGTCGTGAAGGAACATCGCCGAGTTCCTTTACCTGTTGTCTAAACCAACGAATAGATCTATCTTTACCGCCAGTTTTTTCTAGTATATCACCAATTAAGTCTGCCATACTTCTATTTATACGAGTTAGCCTAGATGATCCTCAGTTAGTATCTTAAATTCCATCATTCTATCATTGCAGAATTCTATTGCTGCTTCCCACTTTGCTTTGTTTACACCCCATGTGCGAACTTCACTGATAAATCTTTTCGTTTTACGAGAGGATACTGGTGGACTACATTGTTTCTTAGGTTTGACTTCAATAATCATCTTTTTGACAGAACCATCTGTCTGTTTAACTTTTATGTAGAAATCGGGGAAATAACGGTGTCTTTTACCGTCTAATGGGGATATATAAGGTATGACTACTTCTTCACTTCCCCACTCAAGGATAGCACTATTCCTATCACAGTAGACCATGAACTTTCGTTCCCACATAGAACGATAGTATACTTTATCTACATTTCCTCTATATTTCTTTGGGTTAGTTGGTATGTATCTTCCACTATATGCCATGATAAACCTTATAAATACTTTAAACGATTACAAGGATATTTATACCGATGTCAGTAGAAGATTTAAGGAATGCACTGAGTGTGGGTGCAGATGGTGTTGTCGAGATGACAACCACACTTGCTAATGCAACACGCTCTTTCAGAACAGGTGGATTGACATATCCAGTTGAAGTTGGCACTATGTCTAGAGATTCACACTATGTTCAATTTTTTGTCAACGAACAACTGAATGGTAGTGCTGATTTTAGTGTCGGTGCATATGTCCAAAACGGAACAAATAACACTGATAGAAATCCAGGCAGTATTAGAAGAGCCCCTACGGTAAGAACACTAGGTTCTATTTGTCTATACATGCCCGCACAAATTCAAGTATCATCCAAGGCGAACTATGGTGAAGCAGAAATTGGATTAGTGGTTGCTGCTGCTCTTGCATCTGGTAGAACACTAAGTGGTAATGCTGGATCAGATTTTGATTTAGGAACATTTGCTAAAAATGTTGGTGGCGAAGCAGCGAACACAATGGCGTCTGCACTAGAAGGTGCTGGTGCAACTGGTGCTAAAGCTGCTCTTGCAATTAAAGAAGGTAAGACAAGAAATAATAGAACAGAAATGAAATTTGAGGGAATTGATAGAAGAGCATTTCAATTCTCATTTAGACTTATGCCCAAATCTGCTGAAGAAGCAAAACGAATTGAACATATTGTAACTATGTTTAGATTGCACTCTATGCCACAATTTGACGCTGGTGATTTGGGTAGAACACTTATCGCTCCATCGACATTTGATATAGAATATCATCCTAGTGAACATCTTCATAAAATTGGAACATGTGTATTAGAAGCAGTCGATGTTAAATTTGGTGGTGAACGACCACAGTTCTTTAGTGATGGGCAACCAGTAGAGACTGAATTAACACTACAGTTTAAAGAACTTGAGATTGTCACTAAAGAAAAAATTGCTAGAGGATATTAATCGTGTATTTTAAAAAATTTCCAAAGGTGATGTATGATGTAAAGGGTGATGGTAATAGTCACCAGATGTTAGACATTACTAGAAGGGTTCGTTTTTATAACAAGTCACTTATTGATGCAGTATCATATGACATGTATGATGTTAAAGATGGTGAAACCCCAGAGATGTTAGCACACAAAATATATGGAGATACAAAACTTCATTGGGTTATTCTTGTTGCAAATAACATCCTTGATATTTACACTGACTGGCCTATGTCAGTTGACAGATTCGAGACTTTTGTAAAATCAAAATATGATAATGTTGACGCAATTCATCACTACGAATTTACACAACAATCTGGTGATACAAAACTTGTGATTGAATACCCAAATGATTCTGCACAAACTGTTCCAGTGGGTGCAACTGCAATTACTAATTATGAGCATGAAGAGGCAGAACTAGAAAAGAAAAGACGAATCAAACTTGTCAGACCAGAATACATTACTAAAATCAGACAAGAGTTTGAAAACATCATTGGCGGATAGTAAATAATGGCAGAACTGCAATATGCAGGCGAATATCTAATTGAGGTATGTGAAATCTACACTACTAGTGGAACAGTCATAGACCTAAAAGACCAATTCGCTTCAGTAAACATATACGAAGATATCTTTAAGAATGCGCTTACAGGTGACATTTCGCTTGTTGATACCAACAACCTTCTCACTAACCTTCCTATCATTGGACAAGAAAAACTAAAACTTAGACTTGTTACACCAAATGAAGAAAACAATAGTGACAGAGGTATGGCTATTGACTTTACTGATACTCCACTATACATCTATAAGATTAGTTCTAAAACACAAGTCAACGATAGAACAATTGCATACACACTTGCTTTCACAACACCAGAAGCGATAAGAAACAATCGTATTAAGATTGCACAATCATTCTCTGGTGAACCTACAACAGATGTCATCAAGAAAATACTAAGAGATGACGAACTTCTAGCATCCAAAAAAGAATTCTATTACGAAAAGACTGCAAACAACTTTAAGTTTGTTGCCCCTAACGCTCGGCCATATGACTTTATCAACTCTGTTTCAAAAAGGTGTTTATCTAAAAACTACGAGTATGCTCCAACATTCTTGTTCTACGAAACAATCAAAGGATTGTGGTTTAGAACAATTGATAACATGATGGACAGAAAGAACCCCAGATGGACATATCGTGAGGAAACTCCAAACGCATTGCCAGAGGGTTACAAAAAACCAGATCCAGTTACAAACCTACACAACATTCTAAACTACTCTGTTATAGGTTCTACAGATGTGATGATGAATATGAGAAGAGGTATGTATGCATCAGATTTGCTGATGATTGATTTGGTAAATAAAACTGCTACAAACCATACATATAATTACTTTGATGATTTTGCAAAAGATAAACATGTGGACGTATATAATACT